CTATGTTGCCTGTGTTGTAGTGCGAAGGTCTGTTAATTAAATCTTCTTTTTCTTCCTGCTCTTGAGCTACTAGCTTTTTATAGACTTCTGAATATGTCTTATCGTCATCCCAATCAAGCTCAGTAGTGCAATCATCTAAGCTAATCTCTGCTGCCTCTTCCTCCGCAGGTGTTGCCCAAGCTTCTAATCCTACGTGAGCTAGCTCCTGCCATGCTGCTTGTCTCCCCTTCTCTGTCTCCATGTCGTAAGCGGCTGCACTTTTTCTTGCTACTCTGTCCCACATGCTAGGTGTTGCGTCATTCAATCTGGTCATCTTGCTCAAACTCCTCTGCTAGTTTGTCAAAGTTTTTAATTATCCTATCCTCAAAAGCATCCACTAGGTCTGACGTACTGATTGACAACATCTCACATATCAACTCCTCATCTAGCGTAGCGATCACTTGTTCTTTAAGTTCCTCTAGGGTTAGTGGCATGGTAGCTTCTTCCCTTTAATGTACTTGGTCATTTCCTTTGAAGTGTCTATAGTGTAATGCTTAAAGCCTTCCTTAACACACCACTCCCCCATTGTTAGCTTACCACCCTTGCGTACTTTCTTGCTAGGGTTTGATAGGACAAAGATTATCTCCCACTCAGGCATGGAGTCTCTGATTGCCTTGTACTTCTGTGTATCACCTACTCTGAAGAAGCCCTTGCACTCTATCAGTATTGCCTTGTCTTCGTGTACGAAGTCCGGTAGATACGTCCTGTGTGTGGTGTAGGGCAGACCGTAAGGTTCAAACAAGTACTGCCCGTCTAGCTTCTCTGATAACTTCTTCTCTAACCCTGATCTAAAAGCCTGTTTCATCGAAAGTAATCTCCCTTACTTTTGGCTCGTTGACTACGGTACATAAATACTTTGGCCCGTATGCGTAGTTGAAGACTCTTAAATCTGGGTAGCAATGGTCTTTGAATTGACAGTACGAGCAACCAATAGCAAGCTTTAAGTTTCCTGACTTGCCGTCCGGTACGGGTTGATAACACAGCGCGTCCGGTTCTAGCTGCTCTACTAGCTTTTTTACATGGGCCACCCTCTCAGTAATGGGTTGTTTTAATATGTCATACACTGGTGCTTCTGTGTCATTTAGGTCATACTTAAGGTAGGTCAGGTGTCCGTTTGCCTTGTCCATTGCTAACCAACCGAACTCTGTTGCACCCTCTGAGTAAGCGTATGCTTTGATCTGATCAATGTAACCGAACGGATCATCAAAGGCTAACGTGCCTTCCTTAAACTTCTTGAACCCAAAGCTACTTGCTGACTTGACATCAGTAACAACACCGTCAATCTTACAGTCCATGTGTCCTACGATACCGTCTACCTTGCACACCTTCTGTTCGTCAGTCACGCTGTGTCCTGCCATGCGTGTGAGGAACAACAACATCTCTTCAATCAAGTGACCATACATAAACTTGACGTAGGTATGTGGCTGTAACTCTTCACCGTCAGTCCCATTGAAGTGGTTCCATAAGTACTTGTCGGTGCGGCCGATGTTACTGAGGCGTAGCCTCCGGTTATCCTCTCGCTTCTTCCGACCAAACTCTGTACGCATGAGAGCCTTGACTCCTTCCCCAAACCTCTCTATCTCTGCCTCTACGTCTACTGATGGGTCAGCGTCCTTGCTTTCCATCAGTGCATAGATATCGGCAACCACGTTATCCGTTGTCTTGTCCATTTAAAACCTCTACCGCTTGGCTAGGTGTACAAAGGAACCACTCGTTCCTTCTCTCATACTTCTGTTCCAACAGTCTGTGTGCTTCAGCTTCAGACTTCCTTCTATTGTCTGTAGTATAACTATAGTATAACACATAATCTCTGAAAGGGGAAGAGGTTTGGTAACTCTTTAGCCTGTCCTGTGCATCAATAGCCATGCCCACCTTAACCCAACCGCCCCAAGCTACGTTAGCTATCACATACACTGAGCCTTCTGCACTGTCTGTGTAGTTCTCTAAGGAACTAAAGGCTGCTTCCTCAAACCCCTTGTAACGTCCTGCTTTGTATAGCGGATGTGTCTTCTTAACTTCAGCACCATTAACCCACATCCTTTTAGCATCTCTTGCCTGTACTGCTTCCTTGTTGTCTTTGTAGTACTTACCCTTAGTGGGTATCTGCCCAACTATTGCCAACTTTGTAGTCGCCTGCGAGGGGACAGTTGAGGTTGTAAAAAGTTCCTGCTGCTTGGATGCAACTAGTAGCGAGTCTTCCGAAAACCTCTGCTTTCTCTTGTCTGACTTCTGTCTGGATTTCATCGTGAATGTTTCCTATAAAGTTATAGTCAATGCCCCATATCGTAGCGTACTCCTCCAACAAACACAGTGCTTTCTTCATAACGATTGCACCTGCTGATTGGAGGAGGCTATTCAATGCCGCGTGTTCTGATCGTATGGACACCCTTCTCCTATCCAGTCCATAAACATAGCCTCTTGAAGCCGCCAGTCCAACTCGTTCTCGTAGCTTTCCAAGAGCAGGCGTGTTCGATAGGAATGCAGCTTTAAGTCTTGTACCATCACGCCTAGTTCCTCCAACGATGCTTCCGATCTTGGCATCTCCGGCCCCATAAAGGAAAGCGTAGATGAAAGTCTTAGCTTGATCTCTAGTGTCAAGGCCCGCAGCCAACTGATTTGCTGTGTGTATATCTCCCGTGAGTATTTCATTAGTGTATACCTCGTCATTCATGTAGTGTGCTAACATTCTAAGCTCAAGCCCTGAAGCATCCATACCTACTAGCTTGTAACCCTCTGGTACTGTCCACACATCACGACACTGCTTGCCGTAGGGTGAGTAGACCGCAGGAATCTGTCCCATGTTAGGACTAGAGTGTGTCATGCGTCCCGTCACAGCACCGTTAGGATTGACGTACCCATGTACTCTACCATCATCTTTGACTGCATCTAACCAACTCTGTACCTGCGCGATACGCTTTTGGATCATCAGGTACTCGCCTATCAGTGTAGCCTCTGGTATTCCTTTCACTTCCTTCAGCACCGCCTCGTCTACGATGGCCTGTCCTGTCTCAGTGAATGTCTTAGGTTTCCAACCGAAGTACTCTAGGTGTCTGCCTATCTGCTGTCGTGAGCCTAGGTTAAACACAGGCCAATCAATGCGGCTGAATGGTGCCTGCGCTGTGACCCAGTGATCGCCTAGGAACTTGAGTCCGACGATAGAGAACGTACCATCTTTCTTAATCTTCGGTGTAACTTGTTTGATAAATGTCGGTAGTGGTGTAAAAGTTTCATGTACCTTGTCTTCAAGCTCATACTTCTTCTCCTTCAGTTCCGCTAATAATATGAATGACTTCTCTTGATCTAAAAGCCAACCTTTTTTGATCTGAGTATTAATAATATTCTGTACTTGATGCTCAAGTTCAATGCTTTCACTTCCAAAATCTGCAAGCTCAAGAAGTAACCTCTTGTACACCAACACATTAACCCTAACGTCTTGCTTACAATACTCCACCATCTCTCTTGAATACGTAGTAAAATCATTGAAGTCTCCCTTGGGTTGCCCCAGTGTGTTGCCCCATTTCTCCAGTGAGTGTCCACCTTCGCGTGATGGGTTGGCTAATCTTGACATGACTAGAGTGTCGGTGATCTTACACTTGCTAAAGTCTGCACCCAACAGTTTCTCTAATACAGGTATGTCATAACCTATGATGTTGTGTCCTATCAGTTCGCATTCTCCCTCTGCATCTAACCACTCCTGAAACCTACCTCTCTTGAGACACTCCTGATGTATCTCGTAAATGTTATCATCATTCTTTATCTCATGGATGCATACACAAAATACTGTGTCTGGGTTAAACCCATTGGCTTCTATGTCAAACACAAACTGTCTCATTAAATCACCTGCTGTTTTCTATCTCTATAATCACACCACCCATTAATAGAATCTAAAATCTCAGCTATGTTATTATAGCCCCGATACCATTTCTGATTAGCTTTGTGTCTTGGCGCCCATCTCATCGTATGTGGTGATATAAAAAAGTAACACTTTCTATGATGAAAGCACACCTGTCCTGCCCCATAAGGATAAACTTTAGTCTTACCTAGCCTCTCAAGTTCGTTAATTGTTTCGTCAATAATAACAGGGTCTGCTATATCTGTCTCTGAGATATAATACTGTCCAACTCTATTAGCCATTTTAAAACTCCGCTTCATCTCCGGTAGGACAACTGGTTTCTATCATTCGACCAGACTCCTCATCATAATACAGGTAACAGGCAGGCCCTGTCAACCCCACGAACCTATTTTTTAACACACGGACACAGGTTGTGTTGCGTGTAGTAGGGTCAGCATGTTGTTGGTCACGCTCTAAACCAATAACAATATCACTAAGCTGTGCGATTGCGGCACTGCCTCGTAGCTCCCCTAGGCTGATCTTACCACCATCTTCATGCGCCTTAGAGCCGCTAGGTCTGCGCAGGTGTGACACTAGGAATAGCCCTACACCTGTCTCCTGAACTATCTTCCTAAGATTTGTCATAATACTGTCAATAGCTTTACGCTCATCGCCATTTTCCTGATCGCTCACCACAATACTAAGGTGATCTAGGATGATCCACTTGCAGTCCAGACCTTTAGCCATGTATCGTATACGGCCTAACAGATCGTCCTCGCTTGTGCTACCCCAATGATCTAGCAAATGTACCTTATCTAAACCAAACGTCCTTTCCCAATAACCACGCTCTTCCTCTATTGATACCCCTGCTCGTACCTCTGGTACGTGAAGTAGCTTGTTAGCCTCCATAGACATAATACCTAACGTAGTCTTAGGTATGTCTTCCTCCAGTGCTAGGATGCCAATGTTGTCTTCCGTGTTCTTCAATAAATAATACTCAAGCTCTCGCATGATCTGACTCTTACCCATGCCTGACCCTGATGTGATGGTCACTAACTCCTGCGGTCTAAAGCCGTAGGTAAAAGCATTCAAGCATTCCCAAGGATAGGGTATGGACTTGACATCCCTCTTCTCTTGAAGTAAATCCCATGTGTCTAAACCTGAGACAATACCGTCAGGTCTAAACGCCTTGGCATTCCACCACTCCTTTACAAAGTCAGACACCTTACGAGCCACAAGCATATCACCCGCATCCTTCATAGGCAGCGTGACGTTCTTGGCCTTGTTGGGGGTGAACAGATTAAGCACTGACTTAGCACTCTCCTGCCCTGCCTTGTCATTGTCAAAGCAGATGACTACGTGGTCAAAGGTCTCTAGCCATTCGAGACTGGCTTTGATGTCTTTGGCTGCTCCTGCTGCTCCTGATCTGATGCTGACTGCGGGCCACTTCCCGTCAAACATTTCGTTGACAGCCATTGCGTCTGCCTCGCCTTCCGTGACCGTGATGTACTTGCCGCCTGACTTGAACGCCTGTTGGCCGAAGAGACCTGCATTATCAAAACCTCCTGTCGCATAGAATTGTTTGTTCTGTACTACCCGCACCTTTGTGCCTGTCGCTGTGCCTGTGTCCTTGTCGAAGTAGGGATAGTGATGCTTGGTTATCTGACCATCCGTCCCGTACTCCACGGTTACACCATAACGCTTGGCTGTCTCTTGATTGATACGCCTGTCGGGTATCGCTGCTACTACTCCGGTCATCTCTAAAAGCCTCGTTGGTTTCTTTTGTACTGCTTGGCCTATCTGACCCTTGCCGTGTTCGTAATGGTTGCAGCCCCCAGAGAAGCAGACTGCATGTCCATCACTATAACGAGCCAGATTGTCCGATGAGCCACACGAAGGGCATGCCTCATGTTGGACGAATGTTGACTCTACTGACATCAGAAGTCCTCGCCTGCTTCCTGCTCTGCCACTTCCAAGACCTTGATCTTGTTGAGGTACGTACCTGTGCCGTGGACAGGGTGTGGTGGGCCTTCCTGCCACAATAGCCTGACCTTAGAGCCTCGACCTATGCGACCCATAAAGGGCTGACCTTCTTTGTCTACGACTCCAATGTCGTACTTGCTACTGAACTTGCGCTGCTTAACGCCTTCATACTCTCGCATCTTGATGCCAAGACCTGCTAACTGGTCTGCTGTGGTATCGTCTAGGCTAATGACAACTGAGTACTTGCCAGTGGATTGCCCTTGATACATCTCGTGGGTGTCTAGGTTTTCAAACGCTATCGTGCCTTCTACTACTGCCATTGGTATTGCCTCTTTGCTTAAAGTTATGACACTGCTGTGCCGCTTTGGTACTACTTTAGTATGCTTTAATTATAATCTTTAATGATAATCCTTAAAGCATTTCCCCTTGATTACCTGAATATTATACTAGTGTTCAACAAGTGTGTCAAGCTCTTTAGTAAATAAACCTGTATAAAGATGCTTAAACTCCGCACTAGCATCCTCTATAGCGTCATTGCTGTGACTATAGCATACATTGCACAGGTCAACATGGTGTCCTGTTAGCTTGTCAATACGCTTAAGCTCGTACTCCCCTAGTATAACGTCACACGCTTTGCATCTGCTCATTTTAGAATACCTCGTTGTAATTGTCTGTTTTGCCGAAGGCGGCTATGTACTGCTGTCTCATAATGTTTATGTCTTGAGCATAGTACTCCTCGCGCACCTGCTTTGCAACCCTAAACTTTACCTCGCTCAAGGTCATGCAGTACAGGTCATGTGCGACTAGCTCCTCGCACATCTCAAGGGCTGTAGGCTCTATCCAATCATTCGGCTCGTGTTCGTAGCCTATCAGGTTCTCTTTGATTCTACTCATATTTCTACCTCGTCATATACACGCCCGAAACTAATCAGGATAAAGGGGAGGTAGAGTAACACACCGACAAATGGCATTGCAACTGTCTCCTCTGTGTCTGTATTGAAGCACCAGACTGCTCGACTGTCAGCTAGCTCCAGATATATACCGCATCCGTTTACAAACTCAACGCCTAGCGTCCTGCCTAAAATATTCATGCCCTGCTCCTCTCTTTAACAAAAATACCATCGACCATTTGGCCCTTGCGTTCCTTGATCTCGTCATAAGCATGCGCCATGCAGTCATGTAGTGTCAAGTTATTTCTATGGGCAATGTTGATTAATACTACCATAATATCGCCTAGGTCATCTATGGGCGTTAGATCGCCATCTAATGAGAGCCTAAGTTCCTCTACCTCCTCTAGTAGCTTATCGAATTGTTTTATATCGCTCGACCCTTCAATCAGGTTGCGGTTAATGTGCCACTGCCCTATATGGTACTCTAGTAGTGACATACTCGCCATGTGGCTATTCAGGTCTAACATTGTAACCTCTCCTCTCCTTTGTTCTAATGTCATGCTTTATACCTCTCGATTGCAGGGTACTCCCGCTGTAAATATAGCCAATACTCTTTGCGTTGTTTGACTCTGATTTTTTCCAATATCTCCGCTAGCTCCTCATCGTCCACTGGCTCATAATCATCGGAGTCATCTGCCTCCTCTACGATGTCATGATTCCAATGTTCGTCGCCGTGGAGCCAATCTTCACATGATCCATTCCAACCTCTAGTCATTTTAAATACCTCCATTCTGTTGTAAGTGACCGATAATATACCCTATTGCAAAGCCAATTGCAAAGCCTATTGTGATCCATTTGGTGTAAAATATTATCAACTGTTTCATCATGCCACCTCTCTCTTTATCCTTTCAACGTGGTTATGGTGCATATATCGCCCCATGCTAATTA